TGTACCCACTCATCTCAGTGGCGTAACGTTGGTTTGCAGCTTGATCGCCAAAATGCGCGGCCTGTATCTGCAAATTCTTTGCGCTTTGGTAATCGCTTGCTGCTTCCCTACCCGCTTTTTGAGCAGCTTCGAGGTTGCCCATCTTGGCGTTCGCCTTTGCAAAAGCGAGATTGCTCTGCATATCTTCAATCTTGTCTTCCGCAGCGCGTTTGGACGCGACCTGCTTCATGATTGTTTCTGTCGGAATTGATCCAAAGAAATCCCTGAACGTGGACCCAGATCTGGCGTTGGCAATTTTTTGCGCCATTTCCAAAGCAAGTACGCCTTTATCTATCTCTGATCTATCCGCAAGGCTTGCCTTGCGCTTTGCAATGCGTTCTTCTTCTTTGCCGTAGACTGGCTCTACGTTTTCCTTAAACGCAGTAGTAAGGATGTCTATTGCTTTTTGAGCTTCGGCTTGTTTTTCCTTTGGCAGATTCTCAAGAAGCCCCGTATAGTCAATAGCTTTTGGAGCTTTTGGAGCTTCCGGCGCTTTGCCCTTCGGGATACCAATACTCGGAATCATGGTTGCGGCGGAATCCGCACCCGGCAAAGTCGTGCCAGTCACCCCAGCCACACCGGCTCTGGCAGCTTCCAACGCCTCTCGCCCCGATTGTTGTTGTGCTTCGGCAAGCGAGCGCACTGTTTCTGTGGGTGGGGGTTGCTGAACGTCTTGCCTGTTAAACGCACTAAAAGCAGGGAATGCTTTGAAGTCCCTTAGATCTTCCGGCGCATGAGGAACATCCATCCCAAGGGCGCGCAATGGCCTACCAAGCATTTCCCCCATAGCCGTTTGTGCACGAAGAGGCATGCTGGAAATGTCTTGCTTTAATGCACCAATACCTTGGCTAAGTTTCCCGGCCCCGATTAATGCTTTTTTAACGGCAGCAGCCAAGTCGCCACGATCCATTTCAGCCTGTACATCGGGTGCTTGGTACTGTTTTACACGCCGTTTCAATTCATCTTCTTCCGTTTCACCACCATATTTAAACGCAACGATGCCACCGCCCGCATACTCTTGCGGCAGGTTAGTCGGCAACTGTTCCACCCCACCACCCATCTGGGCCGCTTCTTGCATGACCTGTTCAACAACGGAAGGCTGTTCTTCAACCAAGGGTTGCTGCAACGTCTGCGCCATTTGCATGCGTTTTTGTTGCTCAACCACATATTGAATTGCGGGGAGAAGGATATAGTCGGGCACATCCCCCTTCATGCTGGTGAGTTGCGAAACTGAGAATTGCAAGGGGTCAGAAGCAACCTTCTGGGTCATCTCCCCACCAAATCCAATATCTTTAATGCTCATTTCAGTTCTCCAGCCAGTGCTTTACGCAGCGCCAGCCTGTCAATCCCGTCGCCACCTTCAACAACACCACCGGCCTTCTTGCCGCCGCCAAATAACTGGTTCATACCGTAGATACCAAGGCCCGCGCTGGCAAGTTGTGACCCGGCTGATGCGGGAGGTGTGTATTGAGATACGGTTTGCCCCGGCACCGCGTAACCACGGATAAGCGCGTTAAGCTGAGTGAACCGGTTATACGGCGTCTCTTGCGCCATCGCAAAGTTCTGGATCTGCTGGTTGATGGCTTGCTGCGCAAGCTGCCGTTGCTGTTCACCAAGCGTGTATCCAAACTGCGAAGTGCCCATGAGATCTTTGAGGCGTTGCGAGGTGATATCTGCCAAATTCCTGCCTTGTTGCCCCATGAGATTGTAACCACCAAGCCCGGTTTGAACGCCTTGAAGCCCCATACCGGCACCCTGCATGCCTTGAGCCGTACCGGCTAGTTGTTGCTGAAGTCCTTGAAGCCCAGTTTGGGCACCTTGAATGCCAACCCCGTACAACTGACCCGCTTGCCCAAGACCCTGTGACTCTAGTTGTGCCCGCTGATTAATGTTTTGCTGTGCTTGATCAAACGCCTTTTGAAGTCCTTGCGCTTGAATGTTTCCGAGTTGGCTTCCAAGCGCCTTGTCTGCTTCAGCTTGTTCAATAAAACGACGCGATCCACCAAACGCACCCGCACGAGCAGCGGCGGCTTTACGCCCTTGCTCCATAATTTTTGCTTGGGTCGCGGCATCTGATTGCTGACGGGCAACCACTTCTTGCATGTAAGGCGACATGTACTTTTGATATTCGCCGGGGGTAGTAGCCATTTGCTCATACAACCCACCCAACCCAGCCGCACGCGGGGCAAGACCAGCAGCGGCACCGCCGTATCCAGCACCCATGCCACCCAGCCGTCCACCTTCGCCAACACCAAGTTGCTGCCCAAGCGCCCCTGCTTGCTGCCCTATTTGCCCAAAACCCGGAACAAATTTCCCGGTCGCTGGGTCGGTATACCCCATCGCTTGGGCAGCGGCGTTCATGCCGCCATAACCTGCTTCAGTAGCAAAGTCCCCGGCACGACCAAACTGCTCGTTCATAAACTGCTGGCCTGCGGGGCTACCCAACCAGTTACCCGTATTGAGCGCCTGCTGTTGCATTTGGCCGCCTAGCTGAATCTTGTACGGGTCATACCCAGCTACGGTTTCAGCCCCGCTAGGCATCCCTAAACGCGAGTATTCGGCTTGGCTGTACGGGACAAAAGGTTTGGGTCCACCAACCGTATACGTGGGTTGCCCTTCTTCATCAATGCCAGTTTGGGACACATTAAACAACTGCCCCATTGCACCACTGAGCATTCCCTCAACTTGAGGGCGCAGCCAGTCAGGAACGTTTGATTGAGTTACCGTGCTCGTCGTAGAGCCACCACCACCGCCGCCAAGATTAAGAAAAAAGCGGGGCACCAAAAAATCAAAAATTTGGGAGGGCTTAATCACTTTAGATGCTCCTTACGGTAATCGTCGAATCGCTCCGCAACAACTGTTTTCCACATTTCCGGCAGGTACTCTTTAGCTTTTTCGGGCCCAACACAAACATGGATAGCGTAAGCCGCTATGTTTCCCGCCGCATAACGCAGCATATGCGCAATTTCAATACCGTGCGGGTCTTTTGCCCGTTCAAAGGTGTTTGCTGTTTGGTACGAAGATACAACCGGAATCCACATGGGGAGAATTTGTTGTTGAATACGCTGGTAAAAAGGATTGCCGGGTAGATACACCAACGCAATCAAAAACGCATTATTAATGTCATCTTCAGACAGTGGTTTATCTTTATCTACAAGATCATCCCATGTATGCGCCAAAACAGTAAATAAACGATACATACGCAGGGCGTCTTCGTTCCCGCCAAACCACTCCAGTTTTCCTTCTTGAATCACAGTAAAGTCTCCACGACAACGTTTCGCGGTTCAAAATCAAACTTACCCAGCATACGAACCATAGAATCACGACAGATTGCTTGAATCTTTGTGGCCCCGTAAGACTTCATAAGTGCTTTGAACTGGTTCATTGTTTCGTCGTTGGAAACAAATTTCCCACCATACGTTGTTACAAACGCCACCCGGTGCATAGGGTAATTTATCAACGACACCGTACATGCGCCCTGTATGTTTGCTTCCTCGTCTAGAATAACAATCAATGTCCAGCTACCAGAAGCAAGCAGTTGAAGCACGTGTTCCGGTTTATACGAAGCAGTTTCCTCTGGGAACGGATGCCCTATGTACAGCGAATCCTCTACAAATTTTCTGACAAAGGGCCATGTTTGATGGACGTAATTGACGCCAACCGGGGCTACTTTTAATTTCATCGGTGCTTCATGAGGGAAGCAATCCCACCGGCACGCAGGGGTCTGTTAAACCCACCACCCGGACCAAACGCTTGATAATTGCTACGCGCCTGTTCAGCCAGATACTGACCCCGGGCTGGATCTCCCGGCTTGTTCATGAACGCACGGGTTGAAGGTGCGAGCGAATTGTAATAAGCAGCGTACTCCGGCGAGTTGTACTGATTCAACGCTTGGTCATACGCATTCTGCGCGGATGTTGCCGGAGGGAGAGGCTTCAGCCCCATGTCGTTTTGACCGGGGTTTGGTGTGGCGTATTGACCACGGTACTGCCCAATTCCACCCTCTGGGACAAACGGCGGTTGCGGAGCAGCAGGTCCAAACCCATCCTTAATATCCGAAGCAGGACGGGAAGACATAGATGGTGCCGCCGGGATAGTGAGTGGTTTAGCGAACCCCGGTGCTGGGGTAGCAGCTTTTGGTTGAACCACTTCCGCAGGGCCACCAGTAAGCATGTCAGGTGCCGGTTCGAGTTGGGCGGCTGGCCGAGCAGCGGTAAGAACCTCGGGGGGAAGTTGGGCTGGGCCTTTAAAATTACCACGCATCCCACCAGCCTCACCAAACCGACCACGAATCCCGCCCATCGGGCCACCGAACGGCGAACCAAAGCCACGGCTGAATCCGCCCATCCCACCACCATACGGATCAAAGCCGCCTTTCATTCCACCAAAACCACCACCGTACGGGTCAAAGCCGCCCATACCACCAAAACCAAACGGTGAACCAAAACCACCCATACCGCCGTACGGGCTAAATCCACCACCAAAACCGCCGTACGGGTTAAACCCACCACCAAAACCACCAAACGGCGAACCCATACCGTAACCACCGCCGTACATAGGCATGCCACCACCAAACCCGCCCATACCGCCGCCGTAGCCCATACCGCCGCCATACGGATTAAAACCGTTGGAAGGAGTCTCATAAAAGCTCGGAATAGGAGAGGGTTGAAACCCTGTGGATTTAGTTCCATCACCCATCCCACCCATAAAGAAGGGGTCATCGCTTTTCAGGAATTTACCTTCACCCTCCCTAATTCCCATCCCACCACCAAAACGCCCGCCGGGTTCAAAATCAGAAGCCGGACCACCCTGAAGCGTCATGGTGCCGCTCAAACCACCCGGTGCATTACCGCCACCGAACCCCGTTCCTTGCCCGCCACCGAATCCGCCACCAGCCATGATCGTTCTCCTTCTTAAGCAGGCATGAACCTGCGGGGGTTAATCTGCCTGCCTTGTTTTGTAGTGCCGGTACGCGCAGAGCGAACCTTATTCATCATCTTGTAAAGCTGCTTTGCACCCGCATCGGTAGATCCATTGCCGAGGTGAGACACGACATCGGCGGGCACCACAAATTCACCGTCCGCAAGACGCGCAGGACGCTTGTTGGCAATCACGCCGGGAATACTGTCGGACATACCATCGCCCGGACCCTTGAGCATCCGACCACCATCCGAGTACGTGCCGAGATCCGAGATACCACCGCGCGCATAAGGCTGCGGGTACATGGCCTGCTCACCAACCGCCATGTCATAACCGGGTAGGGCAGGCCCACCGCCCGCGAGAGAAGCAATGCCCCCGCGCTTACCAGCCCAACGATAACGGTTAAGGATCTGCGGGCCGGAGTATGTCGGTGGCTTTTGGGTTTTTTGCTTTTTCAACGCTTCAAGAAGCGTGTTAGCATAAAAAATTGATTTATACGGGTTGGCTTTTACGTATGCGTCAAGTTTATTAAGTGGGTCTTTAAGGAGATCTTTGATACCGCCTTGTTCTTGCGCCCTACGGAGGGCTTCTTCCATTTGTTGCGGCGTGGCTTCTGGGCCACTTGGGGTATAGGGATCAACGGGTGCGGGTGGCACGCTTTCTGGCATTCCGGGTGGCGTAGCTTCTGGGCCACTTGGGTAATAGGGATACGGCGCGTTAGACGTTACTTCTGGGACCCCTCCGGGCGGCAATTCTGATGGCGGGAAAAGTTCGGGGCTGCCAAATGGAGAATATGCTTCTTGGGGATACATAAAACTGGTGGTGGGATTAAACGCTCCCTCAGAAAGAAGCTGGGGAATGCCAAGTTCCGCACCACCAGCAGAAGCCAGAGCATCCGCAGCAAGAACTTCAGCCCCCGCCTCCGCACCAGCCGCCGCAAGAGCTTCGGGAGCAGCAACTTCTGCCGCCAATAAAAGAAGTTCAGCCATACAATTCTCCTCTAACCACGAGTAATTCTAGTCTGTCAAGTCGATAAAAGCCAGCGCACCAACAGCACTCCCGCTGGTGGCCCCAGATACCGTCCGAATGGCAACCGTGTAAATGTCGCTTACCCCCGCCAAGGACACGCCCAATTGCAGGTCAAAGTTATACCCGGTGGGGGCCAAAACCGTCGCCCGACCCTGCGCCGAGGACGTTACATACTGCTGCTGGACGATTGTGCCCCCGGACATGGCGGTTGCCGATACGTCGTAATCCACGTTATTGAACGTGGTGGTGTTCCAAGACGCAGCCGTCAGAGTGGTGTTTTTGACCAGCGCGACCTCATAGTTCTGGTTAGTTATTGGAAGCACTTGGAACGACTGCGGAAGAACAACTGCCCCCAAAGAACTTGCATTAAGTCGAATAGATACAAGAGGTAGAAAAGTTGTACTAATTGAACCTAATACGGTGTTTTGTCGAGCAAACTGTTCCGAAGTAGCTTGTTCGTAGCCCCCCTCAGAAATTACTGAGGCGCAAATCTGCTTCATGCTGGCGCTGCCAGACAGGGTGTTGGTGGCTTTTATCCTGTAGCGAATCGGCAGGATCGCCGTAGTCATGTAAACGCTGGTGATGTCGTTGGCGTTTTCAAATGTGTGGCAAATAATGTATTGCCCGTTGATTACAAATCCACAACGCACCGAGCCCACACCGAGCCACTCAAAATCCAAGAACAGGATCTGAGCCTTGGAGGTATCAAGCGTAAACCCACTCTCCCCCGTACCATCCAGTTTGTCCCCGTTCCAATCAGCCTGATCTACCGTCCGAGCGTCGCTGGGGGTGCCGGTGATGTTGCTGCGCAGCACAAATTGATTGGTGGTGCCCGTCTTTTGGAAAAACACCCCGTTGTCATCGTTAAAGTACCCAGCTTGCTGAAGCAGGTTGGTTTTGCCTGCATCCATCACAAACGTCGCCAGCACCAAGAGGCTTTTACCCGGCTGATACGGGAACACCCGATACGTCTGGCGAACTACCTCAGAACCTGAAGTCGTAGTAACCGCCATTTGCACCGAAGACTCGTTTGGCAGATACGTGCTCGTGCCACCAGTAGCCGTAGACTCATCAAACTGCGGGTCTTTACC